AACATTCCACCGTTGTTAGCGTGTATGTAAAGGTGAGTGACATAATGGAAACAGAGTCTACAGAAACGGAAGAAGTTTCTAGTACCGAATCCAAACCAAATTGGCGTAGAGAACTTGAGGCGAAAGCCAAGAGAGCTGATGAGCTTGAAGCGCAAGTTCAACAGATGCAACGCAAAGAAGTGTTTCGTGATGCTGGCTTAGACCCATCCAATAGGATGACTGAGTACTTCATGAAAGGCTACGAAGGCGAGTTAACTGTTGAAGCGATACAAGCTGAGGCTAATAGCGCAGGGCTATCTAATGTGGTAGCTCAAGCTGATACGTCTTTGGTAGATCAACAGGCGCAGTTTGCAGCACAGGTAGAGGCGGAACGAAGAATCGCTGAAGCTGGTGATGATGCTGGTCCTGTCACTGACCCACAATTTGAGAGTTTAATTAGACAAACTAAAAACGAAGATGAACTGCGACAGTTGTGGGAATCTAATGGCGGTACTTTTAACGCTATGACGTGAGGTAGGCTCCAAAATTTAATTGGAGAATAGCCTAATGGCAATAACACAAATGAGTTCGCTGAACTCCGCTGGTAATGCAGCATTTGAACAGCTCGCTTACTTTGCGTTGCGATCACAACCTCTTTTTGAGATGGTTTGCGATGTCAAAACGACAAACCAATCGCACGCAGGAGCAAGCGTTAAGTTCACAACGTATGCAGATGCAGCAAAGATAGATTCAGCAATATCTGAAACAAGTGATATATCACCTGTAACAATGAGTGATTCACAAACTACAGTGACACTTGCTGAGTACGGTAATACAATGCAAACAACCGCTAAAGCCCGTGGAACCAGCTTCTTAAACATAGATGCTGATGCTGCGAACATTATCGGTTACAACATGGCTGATAGCCTTGACCACATTGTTCACGATGTAATTACTGAAGGAACTAACGTTCTATATGGTGGCGATGCAACAAACACTGGAGAATTAGCAGCAGGCGATATTATTACTGCTAACCTTATCCGCAAAACTGTTGCTAACCTACGAACTGCTTCTGCACCTGCGTTCAATGGCAACGTTTACGTTGGATTTATCCACCCTGACGTTTCCTACGATCTTCGTGCAGCTACAGCCGTAACTGACGTTATTCAACACCAAATCCGCCAAGATGGAAATGCTGTCCGCACAGGTAGCATTGGTACATTCGGTGGAGTTGACTTCATTGAAACACCAAGAGTTGAGCTAACTGCTGACGCTGGTGCTTCTAATGTTGATGAATACAAAACAATTATTTGCGGTAAACAAGCTCTAGCAAAAGCGCATAGCGCTGCTGCTGGGTTCGGTGCTGACCCAAGCATAGTGTTTGGTCCTGTAACCGATAGCTTACGCCGATTTAATACAGTTGGTTGGTATCACCTTGTAGGGTACGGAGTATTCCGTCAAGCATCCCTACGAAGGATTGAAACATCATCCTCAATAGGAGCTAACTAATAGTTCCTAATTAGATAGTAGGGTAGGCTGACTTTACTGGGAGGTTAGCCTACCCTCTATCTTTTTTTATTTGATTAGATTATTATTGGACATCATGGAAGAAGAACAAGTACACGTAGTTATAGCACCTGAGACTATTAAGGCGAAGGTTGTAGCAGACGAGGAGAACGCTGATGGCTAGCGGACTTTATGGAATAACGTTTCTTAACGCTTTGAAGAATACTTTGGCGTTAGATTTAGATAGTGACACGATTAAAATTATGTTGGTTACGTCATCGTATACCCCTGACTTTGGGGCGCATGACTTTAAAGGTGATGTAACTAATGAGGTTTCTGGGTCAGGGTATACTTCTGGTGGTAACACGTTAAGTAGTTTGGCTTTAACGCAGACAGGTGGCACGATTAAGTTTGATGCTGCTGATACGTCGTGGTCGTCTGCAACTATTACGAATGCTAGGGGTGCTGTAATCTATGATGATTCTTTAACTGATGACCCGTTGATTGCGTATATTGATTTTGGTTCTGATTTCTCGTCTAGTAATGGAACGTTTACGATTACGTTTGCTGCTGGCGGTATATTTACTATTGATTTGACTCCGTAGGAGGGTGAATGGCTACTTCTAATTATCCGGCTAGTCTTGATACGACGAGTGCGCTTCCTGCAAGTATTGATAATACTGCTGCGTTGAACTCTCCTAATCATGCTGAGATGCACGAAGTGTATAATGATGCGATTATTGAGATTGAGGAGAAGGTAGGTATTGGGGATACGACTCCTACTTCTAAGGCTGTTCTTGTTGGTACTGGTACTGGGCAGTCTGCGTGGACTACTACACCTCCGTTAACAAAGATTGTGTATGCTTCTTCTGGTTCTGCTAATGAAGGAAGCAATACTATAGATGGTGCTGCTATTTATATTTGTCCTGACGACCCAAATTCAGGTAGTGACACGGTGTCTGACGGAGATATTTGGATTGATCTTGCTTAATGGGTACTTTTAAAGTTAGGCAAGGAAGTTCGTGGACTACGATTAGTAACGGTACGGCTTTTAAAGTTCGTAGCGGTGGGTCGTGGGTTAATCCTAGTAAAGTTAAGATACGTAAAGCTGGCGCTTGGGTTGATGTCTGGGCTAAATCTGACCCTGTTAAATACACGTTTGTAGCTAACAGGTCAAAGTCTTTTAGGCACAATGACGGGTCTTGGTCAACGTCACCAACAGCGGCTGCTGTTAGAAATGGTGTTTTTTCAGGTTCAACTAACACTCCTTACGTTGGCGTATTTGGTTTTAGTACAGAATCTGGAGGACAAACATTAGCTCAAGTTCTTGCAGAAAGACCTTACATTACTAATGCCGCACCTACCGCTGGAGGGTCTGCGGAAAACTATATTGAGCTTCATAGAATGACATCATCAGACTCTGCAACTGGTCTTGGAAATGCGTATGGAAGCTGGTATATAGCTAGGTACACTGGGGATACTACTGATGGTAGCCCAGATGCTGATAATGTTAGTTTTACTACTACGGCTGTAAAGACATATTCAAGCGGTGACCCGTTAAGTAGAGATGAAACTGCTAAATGGGATTTAAACGGTAGTAGCGCTAACCGCACAAAAATGCAAACGTTTGTAGATCATGCAGATGCTAAACCGTTGGTGTTGACGAATGATACGTCAGTTACAGCTCTTAAAACAGCTATAGGTTCAGGAAGCGCAGACACTGAATACGCTGTATTTTATGGGGCTAGTGAAGCGACACCTCCAAAACTTGTGATAACTTTAGATTACGTTTCGCCATAAGGAAAACATGGAACTTAACCCAGTAGAGATACTTCAAGAACTAGAAAGACAATACCCACTACAACTAAAGATTTGCATACAAGCAGTACAAATCAGAAAGCTAACAGAAGAACAAGATGATACCGACGACGAGTAAACACGTTAATATTGAACTACTACACCCAGAGTTCAAACGCAGGTTAGAAGCGTTCTTTAGAGACAGCCGTATCCGTAACAAAGTCAAAGTTGTATCTGGTGTGCGTACTTATGCACAGCAGAAATATCTTTACGACGGATACAGAAGCGGTAGAGCAGGGTTTAACCTAGCTGCTAATCCTGACAGGATAACGTCTTCAGGGTTTCAAGGCTCCTATCACATGCAACAGAAAGCGTTTGATAATTGGGGTTACGCTGTTGATTTCCGTATTGTTGGGCGTGGTTTGTCTACGTCACAGGTTAATTCTATAGCTAAAGAGTACGGTATTGTTAAGACAGTTCCTTCTGAGTGGTGGCATCATCAGCCTTGTAAGGTAGTTAAGGGTAAGATTCAGTGGTTTGATGCGCCTGCTTTGAAAGGCACAAAGGCTAAGAAGACAGTGAAGCAGGATGTTAAGGGTATTGCTGCTGCGTTTGCTGAGATAGAGGCTTTGGTGACTGCTCATCCTTTGAAGAAAGGTTCTAAGGGTGCTGCTGTCAAAGTAGTGCAACAGTTGTTAGCTGCTAAGGGATTGTATCGGTACAAAATAGATTCTGATTTTGGCAAACTCACTCGGAAGGCTGTTGTGGAGTTCCAGAAGCGTCGGCTATTATATGTTGACGGCATAGTTGGACCAAATACTTGGAAGGCTTTACTTAGATGAGAGAATATTTAGATTTACTTGAGCGATGTGCAGCAACGTTTGTGCAAGCAGCAGTAGCCACGATCAGTGGTAACAGCTTCCTTGACATGGGCGTAAGCAACTGGAAACTTGTTATAGCTTCTGGGTTTGCTGCTGTGTTGTCTGTTCTTAAGAGCTGGGCTGCTACGAAGATTGGTGATAGGTCGTGTTCTTTGGCTGGTAAGAGCACTGAATCTGAGGAGTCCCTTTACGGCGACGAGTGAGGGTAACGTATGGCAACTAATTACCCTAGTAGTTTAGATACTTCTACTCAGCAACCGACTATTGCTGCGTCGGATGAGATGGATGATTCTGGTAAGGAGCATGATGTTGTTCATACGAATCATTCTGGTGCGATTATTGCGTTAGAGACTAAGTTAGGTACTGGTGATACGACTGCTTCTAGTGGGGCGTTGTTGGTTGGTACTGGTTCTGGTACGTCTGCGTGGGATACTACGCCTACGTTGGTTGATAATGTGACTATTACGAAGGAGCAGGCTAGTAGTGGTTTGACTTCTTTGTTGACCTTGAAGTTGACTGATACTGACAATTCACAAAACCTTGCTACTGGTGATGGTCCTGCTATTGAGTTTTGGGTAGCGTCTGATGATTCCCCTAATACTTTTGTCGGCGCTAAGATAGGCGCTGAAAAACGTAGTGATACGGATGCTAATGAGGCTACAGGTCTTGTGTTTATGGTTACGCCTAATGATGGTTCGCCTACCAGAGCTATGAGTATTTTAAGTGATGGTTCTGTAATTATTGGAGACAACACTACTAACGGTCCAAAGTTGCAAGAAGGCAGTAGCGATTCTTTACGAATAGAAACTGGCGATGGTTTTATAGACATTGGAGCTATGAACGCTACTGGAGCGCACTTCTATGCTGAAAATGCAAACATGTATTGGGGCGTAAATAGCGCTGCCGAATTAGTGCTTGACAGTAACGAATTTTATCCTTATGTAGATAACTCAACTGATTTAGGTAAGTCAGGTAAAGCATGGAACAGACTATGGTTGCATCAGGGGTCAGCGTTTTCGTCAGGTGGTTATTGGACATTGCGATCAAGAGATTCTGACCGTCAAGTTATGGAGTACACATCTAGTGAACGCTTTAAGAAAGACATTGTAGATTTACCTTTAGAGGAAGCGTATCAAATACTAGACGCTAGACCGATTAAGTTTAGGGGTATTGATGACGATGCGTCTGTTCCTCTTGAAGCAGGGTTATCTGCTGAAAGTTTGCATGAGGCAGGGTTTGAGTACGCTGTTCGTTACGATGAAGGGCATTGGGGTGAGACTCCTAGAGCTGTGTATTATGAGATGCTTACTGCTCCTTTGATTAAGATTGTTAAAGACTTAAAAGACCGCATAGAAGTATTGGAGGGCTAGTGCGTGGCTGGTATAGCGTACCGTACTTCCAGAGACTACAGGACTTCTGGTCTTTACCGTTTAGTAGAAGCAAATGCGACAGTAAACGCTTCAACAATAGCGTGTACTGCGACTGTACCGGCTGTAACCGTGACAGCCTTTGCGAATGTTGCCGTTGCGGTGATTGCAGGTACGACAACTGTACCTGCTACGACTGTAACAGGGACAGCTAGTGTAACTCCTAGCGTTGTAGCGACTAGCGCTACTACGCCATCAGCTACCATATCAGGTACAGCTAGCGTAGCTCCTAGTGTTATTGCTGGTGTTACGACTACTCCATCTGCGACTATATCTGGCACAGCGAGTGTAGCCCCTAGCGTCATTTCTACGACTGCTACAACGCCTTCTGTGACCGTTACAGGTGACGCTGGTATAGCACCTTCAGTGATTGCAGGAACGTCTACAGTGCCGTCTGTGACTGTTAGCATGGACCAGAACATAACAGCTACTGTTATACAGGCAACTACGTCTATAGATCAACTGTTGTTCCGTAAAAAATATGTGCCTGTGTTTGAGAATACAGTACCTACGTTAGATGTGACACCGTTTCCTGTTAATAGTCCTGCTAGGAACTTGCGGAGATTCTATCCTCCGACGGCTAGAGGGGTTAATATATTTATATTAAACGATGGGTCAGTAACGACCCGACAACCGGCAGATGTAAGTACAGTTTCTCGGACAATATATGGTGGGCATGAATCCCCCACTGATTTTACAGATGAAGAACTAAATGCTTTGAAAGATGCTGGCTACGGAATAGAGGTAGAGGGTTATGCCACGGTATGACTATAAATGCAATAGATGTAACAACGTTGAAGAAATAATACATGGCTTTAATGATGAGCATTCGTTTCATTGCGTTGATTGTGGGCAGGCAATGATTAAACTTATTTCAGGTGTGAACATTGCGCCTTCTGCGATGCCTTCTCGTAACTCTGTGATTGATTTAGACGCTACGAAGAAAGCTGAGAAAGCTAAAGATGCTGATATGTCTGCGTATAAGCGGTTGCGTCAGAGTGGTTTGCAACCTAAATCTATTAACGGGTCAGCGCATTTGGAGAAACATGCTGAAACTAAGAGCGAGGTTCAGGCAGGTCGTTTGTATTCTAGTGATGCGAGTAGGAAAGAAAGCGAAAGACTTATGAATAGTATTGAGGCGTTATGACTGCTCAAACGTGGATAGATGAAACAAAGAACTTGTTGTTAACTGACTATGTTGAAGAGTGCGACACGTTAGGGACAGGGTTAAACACTACTGAAACAACTGTTAACTTTACGCATGACACGGCAGGGATAGTAGCTGGAACGATTATTGAAATTGGCACTGAATTAATGTACGTGTTTAGTGTTAACGCTACAACGAACGATGCTACTGTTCGGCGTGGCTTCCGTGGCACAACTGCTGCTTCTCATACCGCAGGTGACTTGGTTACTGTTAACCCTAAGTTCCCTGCACAGCTTGTATTAAACGCTGTTAATGATGAGTTAGCTGACCTGTCATCGCCTCAGAATGGCTTGTATCAGATGAAAACAGTGTCGTTTACGTACAATGTGTCGCAAGATGGGTACAATTTGACGGGTGTAACTGACGATATACTGTCTATTTATCAGGTAACCTACGCTGATTTAGGGTCTGAAGACGCTGAACCTGTGTTACCTACGTGGACTTTGCGTCGTGACAGGGACACTAGCACGTTTGCTTCAGGCTATGCGCTGGTATTACATGATGACGCTACGTCTGGGCAAGCTGTCAGAGTGCAATACAAGACAGGATTTACTGCGTTAGCTGCTACGTCAACTGCGTTAAGTACTGTTGGTTTGCATTCACAAGCCTACGATTTGCCTCCCTTAGGAGCTGCTTTGAGGTTGATGTCTACACGACCTGTTCGGCGTGAGTTTATAGATGAGCAGGGGTCTAGTCGTAGGGCTGATGAGGTTCCTTCTGGGGCTGTGTCTGCTTCTATGCGTGACCTTAGAGCGTTACGGGACATGAGGATAAGCGCTGAGGCTACACGTTTGGATACGCAATACCCGATGTATTGGATGCGGTCAGGTGGTAAGACACAAAACTCTGTGTATAGAGGGGTGTAAATGGTTCATAAAGCTGAACGTTTACCCGTTACGCTAACGATTGGTGACACTGAACGTAAATATAATATTGATATTGAGCAGTATCGGCGTACTGCTGTGCCGTTATTACGTGAACAGCGTGATACTTCTGATGAAGCAGGCGAGCAATCTATTAATAATCAGTTTTGGTTAAGGTCGCAAACAGATTGGAACTTAGGTTCTGGTCAACAGTTCTTTGATAAACCTAAGTCTGATAGAAGTAGGTTTAGTTCGTCTTTGGGTGTTGATGTGTGGACTGAGGGTCAGTTTTCTTTGTTGCCTTTGTCTGAGACTAAGAATAATGCGTTGTCTTTAACGAATGTTATTATGAAAGTGTTCCGTAAGGTAGACGGTGGCGCTGACCACATGTATGTTGCTAATGGGAACACGTTGGTTTATTCAACTAACTTTAGTGCTGCTGATGGGTCAGTAACATGGACTGCTGTAAACGCTCCTGCTTCTGGTAGTGCTTCTACGATTACAGACATTACGTCTGATGGGACTAACGTGTACATAGCGTATGGAAGCGCACGTGTCCCAACTAAACAAACGTTAGGTTCTGCTACAGCACCAGCTAATTACGGGTCGTTGAACCCTGACTACTTGCGTGTTGTAAGCGGTAGGTTATTTGGGATAGATGGCAAAAACATTTATGAAGACAACGGAAGTGGGGCTAAGGTATCAAGCAGTTTAGATTCTACGTTACTTGACGGAGAATGGGTTGCTGTATCTGCTGGACCAGCAGGGTTTTACGCTGCGAGTAACACAGCAGGAACAGGAGCCATAAGTTATATTAGCATTGGTGAAACTGACGGGTTGCTTAACGAACCACAGCAAGTAACTGAACTCCCTAGAGGTGAAGAGATTAACGAAATGATTTCGTACGCAGGGTTTGTTGCTCTTGCAACTACAAAGGGTTTACGTTTAGGGGCTATAGATACAAACAGAGGGTCTATAACGTATGGTCCTGTCATAGAAGACGCTGGTGAAGTGCATTGTTTAACTACAGATCAAAGGTTTATATGGTTTGGAGGCAGTTCAGGTAAGTTGTACAGGGCTGATTTGTCACGGTTTACTGAAACTCTTGTGCCAGCATGGGCTAGTGACATGTTGTCAGTTGGTGACGGCAATAGCTTAGGCAACGTTACGTATGTTGCTAGGTCAGGTGGCAAAACATTCTTTGTAGATGCAGGTAACGGAGTGCAGGGTGAGCAGTCGTTAGGGCATTTGGTAGCGTCAGGAACGTTAACGATTGGTGATATTAAATGGAATAGCCAGTTTAATAAAGTGTTGCAGACTCTTGAAATACGTTCAGCGCCTGATTCTGTGGTGTCTGCTGTGCGTACATGGGCTGATGCTAACGTGGCTTGGGGTGACCCTGACGAGTTTTGGGTGGGTCAAACAGCTACAGTAGGTGGTTCTGTAACCGCTACGGTAACGAACGATAACAATAATTCTATTACTACGGCTGCTTTAGCTAACAAAACAAAGGTAAATGTTGCGGCTAGTGACGGCACAGAGCTGGTTCCTAAGTTGTCTGAGTCGTTCAGGTTACAGTTTAATTTAACAAGAGATTCGGTAGCGACTGCTGGACCTGTTATAGAATCATGGCGAGTAGAAGCATTTGCAGCTCCTACCAGAGTAGATGAAATAATTATACCTATAATGCTTAGAAGCAGGGTAGCTACGTCACGTGGCATGGGTTCAGCCGTAGCGTACAACACTAAAGATGAGTACGAAGCGTTGCGTTCAGCGATGGTTAACAAAGATATTGTTACATATCAGGAAGGGTCACGGTCAGATAGCGTAGTCATTGACCAAGTTCAGATGTCTGCGGAGAAATTGTCTGATGATGGTAATTGGTGGGAGGGTACATGCACTCTCCGGCTACTTACAGTACCATAGAGTATGGCTAAAATTCTGTATTACGATATAGAAACAGCACCTAATTTAGCGTATGTGTGGGGTCAATACCAGCAAGATGTTATAGCACATGAGCGTGAATGGTACATGATGTGTGTGTCATATCGTTGGGAGCATCAGAAACGCACGCATGTATGCGCAATGGTTGATTTCCCTGAAGCCTATTTGGAAGACCCTGAAAATGATTACCATGTTGTTAAGAAACTTTGGGAGTTATTTGAAGAGGCTGACATTGTTATAGCGCATAACGGTGACAAGTTTGATATGCGTAAAGCTAATGCTAGGTTCGTGAAGCATGGGTTAGGTCCACCTGCACCTGTCAAGTCTGTTGATACGTTGAAGGTAGCTCGCAGGTATTTCATGTTTAATTCAAATCGTTTGAATCATGTGGGACAGCACTTGGGGCTTGGTGAGAAGGTAGATACTGGTGGCTTTCAGACATGGGCTGGGTGTATGCGTGGCGATATGAAGGCTTGGAAGACGATGATTAAGTACGCTCGGCAAGATGTGGATTTGTTGCGTGATGTGTATTTGACGTTGCGACCTTGGATGACGAATCATCCTAACCTGAACATACATACAAGGGAACATGCGTGTCCTACTTGTGGTTCATATAACTTGCAACGCAGAGGTTTCAGGACAACGCAAACAAGTACGTATCAGCGATGGCAATGCAATGATTGTAGGTCATATAGCAGAAGCAGGTTGGCTGAAAAAACAGAGAAACCCTCTATAGTTCCTTAGCGTTTAGTTGTACTGTGGGTTAATGGCTCGCTTTTTCTTTGTCCTGTCACGCATATTGTTAGCTTCCATGTTTGTCATGGCGATAATCAGTCCCGTGTCAGCACAAGAGAGCGAGCCTGAGACAACGTGTGCAGATCAAGAAGAGGAGAACAATACTGCGTGTACTGTGCATGTGAATGATTATGATGCTCCGCCTGTGGTGTATATGACAGTCGCTGAAAATCAGACTGCTGTTGAAATCATTACCTATACGTCATTGACATGCGATAATCATGGCTTAGAAAGCATCTATGCGGACCCTTACCTCATATTATATGACAGTGGTGGGACAATTATTGGTGAAGATGATGATTCAGCTAGCCACAATGACGGTTCTAACATGTGTTGGGACAGTTATTTGAACCTTACGTTGGATGCAGGGGACTATGAATTGTCAGCTGCTGCATACGATGGGGAGACTATAGGAACGTATACGTTAGAGTTTTCTGGTGTGAGTTGGTCGTTGTCTAATGACCCTGAGCCTACGCCTGACCCTGAACCTACGCCAGAACCAGAACCTACGCCCGAACCAACTCCTGAGCCTACGCCTGAACCTGTAGAGCCTACGCCTGAGCCAGACCCTGAACCGGAACCAACGCCTACGCCTGAAGAGGAAGTTGAACCTCCCGTAGATGAGCCTATTCAAGATTCCACTCCCCTCCCACCAGAACCAGAAGAAGAGCCAGAACCAACCCCAGTGTGGGAACCCCCCATAGAAGATACATTGCCAGACCCAGAGCCAATTCTTCCATCACCATTTGAAGAAAATCCGTTGCCACCAGTGACAATAGACATAGAGGAATTAGAAGATGACCCATTTGGAGATGATAGCATGTGGAGTCTTGACGATGTAGAATGGGAAGAGTTTGATTTTGATGAGTTACCAGAAATTGAAATACTTGATGAGTTTATACCGGAAGAATTTGAGGAAGAAGAGGAAGAAGAAACAACTTTCTTTGATGATGGAGAACAAGAACAGTCAGATGAAGTACAATCAGATGTGGAACTAGAGGAAGAATTTGTTCTTGAAGAGTACGAAGACATTGAAGAAATAGACTTTGAGGAGTTAGACGCTGATGAGCTTGACAACGAAATTATTGCTGAGATATTACAAGATGAAGAGGCTGTTGAGGTCTTTCTTGAAGAAGTCTTAGAGGACAACCCTGATTTCTTTGAGGAAGCTACCGAAGATCAAGTGTCTGTGATCTTTGAGTCAGCACCGGAGCTGTTTAATGAGGCTTCTGATGAGGTTAAGGATGAACTTGAGGCTGAGATTAATGTGTATGCTGGTGGTTTTGGTGAGTATGTGCCAGAGGATTCAACAATATCTGTTGATGAAAGGCGGAGTATTATTGCGGTGGCTACAGCGACTGCTACAATAACTACAGTAGCGGTTGCTAGACCTACACCGCCACCGACACCAAGACCTACAACTCCAACCCCTCCAAGACCTAGCAGTCCATCGGCTGTTTCTCCCAGTGGTCCAACGATCAGGAGAAACAATGATAAAACGTAAACTTAAACGGATAACACGGGAAGTATTTATTCTTAGTTTAACTGCTGGCTCTACGGGCATTGTGCTGATTACGTTGTCAGGGGAGACAAGAGAGTACGGTATTTGGATTACGGTAGCTAGCTTTGTGTGTCACATGGTAGGTGTATGGATTGATTGGAAAGAAGAGTGACTCTTGAAGCACTGTTCTTAGTTATCCTTACAGCTTGCCTTTTGCCTTGGATGGCTTGGATTTCTACCGTGTTAATTAAAATTGAGATACGTTTAGCTAAAGGTGACGAGGCTTTAGAGACTGCTGAGGAGCGTTTATCTGACCATGAGCAACGCATCAGGGCGTTAGAGTCTGCCCGTTAGCCTTGTCTAGTTGATGTCGCCAGATCATTAATAGTTCTGACGCAAAGTCCGCATCCATAACAGCTACAGTGCCTACTTGCTTGCCTACTGTGGACCTCCTGTCCCCGTGTATGGCGAAGATAACCCACTTGTTGTCGTCTGATACGTTACGTATGCGAGCTATCCACTTAAACAAAGACCATGCTTTACGGTACTTGACTTCCACCGTCACGCCTGTGTCCCCCAACCAGATATCATGCGATTCAGTGGAAGCCGAAGTACGCTTCACATCTTTGTGCCCCCACTGTATTAAGAGATCACGGATGATGTTCTCTCCTACAGTGCCTTTCTGTCGTGCTTTACTCACTGTTTGACGTAAGGCACGCTGTTTATGTAGATGTTTATTATTCTACGTAGCATACCTGAACGTGACCTGCCTTCCTCAAGGGCTAGCAAATCTACTTGGTCAAGTAATTCTTTGGGCATTCGTAAGGCTACGAGTTGATCGTTACTCATTAGAATGGCATCTCCTTAGCTTCTTTGCGTGCATCTCCCCAGTGTTCAGAGTCTGAGTCTACGATGGCTGTTCGCCCTCCCCAGTCGTCTTGCTTGGGTTTGATTACGTTGGCTACATCCCACACGTTACAGTTCCAAGAGGTTTTCATTTCGCCTTCCTTGTTTTTGTAACTGCTTTGTGAGAACTTGCCTCGTATCATTACACGTGAACCTTTGCTTGTTTGGTCTGCAATGGTTTCTGCTAATGCTGTTGACCCGTCTCTACTGTCCTCCCATATCGTGAGGTTAACCCAGATGGTAGGGTCGTCTTTCTTTACTTGATAGGCTAATGCGTTTTCGTATACGACTTTGCCTACTGAGTCTATTACTTTCATTTGCCATTCTCTTCCGAGATTGCCGTGAAGGTAGTGTGTGTGTTCGTTAATCATTTTGTTGCTCCTCCATTTCTTGTATCCAATCTTCACGTGTGCCGTCATAGTATCTACTAAGTATCCCTAGCCAATCGTTTACAATATCTAATTTCAGAAGATTGTTGCATTCTTCCAATTCTTTAGTAGCAATAAAGTTACCTTCGCCTGAGAAGATGTCTGCTTCAAACATTGCCCCTGTGTCTAACAAGTATCTATCTGCATATTCTTGTTCATACTTTGAATCTAAATCCTCTTCGTTTTTTTGATTTTTGGGAGTGCATTTATTCTGCTCAATCCAAGTATCAATATCAGAACGCTTATAGCGAACGTGTTTACCTGCTTTGAATGATGCTGGACCTACGCCCCTGTAGCGCCAACTAGTGACAGTTTTTGGGGTAACTGATAGCAGTTCGCACAAATCATTAATAGTTAAATATTGTTCTTGTGTACTCATTCTTCTCCTTTGCTGAGTTCTTTGTGTAGTCGGTAGCTTTCGTCACCTGTCCAGAGTGACAAGCCTAGCGAGCACCGCATGGCGATTCTTTTCAAGCCATCGCTGACAGAATTTTTGGCGTTCTGACCTGAGTGCTTACTAGGTCTTTCCACCTCTCCTATCTCTTGGATAGTCGTAACTCTCCCGTCTATGGTGAAGGTGCATTCAAGGATGCAACCCTCAACTATACCTTCAGGGCTACGTATCAGCTCTACTATTCTCATGTCAAACGGTCCAAGATGAGCGAGCAGGAATTGTGTTATGTCTCCGTGACTAACGTACCTGTCTCCTCTTCCTGTTGGTTTAACTTTTACATACGCTTCTGGTATGGGTTTAGCTAACTTAGCTAGCTGGGATGTCATCATTCTCTCTTTCTATTGTCTTAAATTGTGGATACTTTTCTTCTAACTCTTTCATACGTCTCTGTGAAGAGACCCAACTTTCCCAACAATACATTGTCCAATCATCTAAATCATTTAACAATTTTTTATTAGGTTCTGTTTCTTCTTCTTCTAATTTCTCCGCTAGAGATAAAAAGTTTTCCATGCCTTGCATCATTTTGACATCGTGTGCAAGCCACTTGTATGTTTGCCTATCAAGTGTTTCTTGATTAGGTTCTTTCATCATTATCTCCTTTCAGTAATGATTCATGGTAACGAGCTGTCGTCAAGGTGACCTCTGTTGGTCCCACCATCTGACAAAGTTCGTTGTATCTACAGTATCTACATTGCCAGTGTCCGCCTTTGTGAGGCACACCATACGGGTTAGGTCTTTCAACTAACTGATCTACCCCGTTGTCGTCAAACAGTACGGCATCTGGGAGCATGTCGTTACTGAGGTCTTGTTGCACTGAGCGGAACAGTTCTAGTTCAGCGTCAGCTAATTGCATAGGTGACATTCCGTACTCGTAGATAACATGATTTAACGGAATTACCCATTCAACGATATCGCCTGCTTTTATTCTGCTACGGAAGTCATCGCCTTTAGCCATGTACACAAGGTAAACAGCGTCTACTTGCTTACCTGTTTCTATCATGCCTTTGGCATACAGGCTGGCTTGTGACAGGTGCTCCCGTTTAGGCACACCTGATTCTCTAGCGAGCTTGAACCCGAATGGCGACATGGTTTTTATTTCCAACAACCTGTATTCGTCATTGACTTTTATTAATCCGTCACAGCTACCACTAAGGCTAACACCTGTGTAGGACAAATCTATCGCTGTCTCATACTCTCCTTCAAACTGATCTGCACATGCTTCTTGGATTACGTTGTGCATGTGTGTTCCTAATTCAAATGCGAGCAGGGTTGATGTGTCTATCTGATGACACTCGTGTGTTTGTAAGGCGTTGAATCCTCGCTGACGTAGACACGCACCACTGTCACTTACACGGCTCTGTGTACCGCAAGCTGTCTCCTTGACAGAACGATTGCCTTGTAAGAACTGTTCGTATGCTGTGCTTATATCAGAAGTCTGTATCATAATCTTCTCCTAATCTGTAATACGCTACCTTTGCTCCACCATTAGGGTTATCCATCTTGCGTTCAATAGGTACACCAAACTCTTCAGATAGTTGGCGTACTCTACGTTGCCAGTCACCTTTACCCAGTGTCCGTCGCAAGTCTTCCCCACAAACCCAAGAGTTTATTTCAGAGGTACGGTGGCTTCTTCCATCGGCTATCTTCTTAATGTATAGAAGATAGTCGTAGGCTTCTTTGCATTTCTTTCCTGCGTCTTTGAGGGACTTGGCTGATTCGTGCTCAAGCCCCTCCCGATAACCTGCTCTGGCTCGTTCTGCCGTTAGTAACTGCCTGAACGGTCTTCGGCATGTCGGGCATGACTTAAGTTTGGTCATCATCGTCTACCCTGACATTTGCCTCTGCTTCTAAAAGTTCTACAAGTATCTTCTGCGATGCAACCATCGCATTGACAACGTTGTAGAGTCCTTTGAGGTGAGGTTTGTCTGTCTCAAATGGTTTTATTTCATCTGTCATGTTAGAGTTCCTCCACATCTATATCAACCAAGTCACCTAGCTCTACGGCTACGTTCATTGCTGTTCCTTCATCGGGTGCGTCTACGGTAGTAACAACCGCACCGTGTTCGTGTATGTGCATCACGTTGTATGTTGGCATATAACATTCCTTTCTTTGTGTTTTTTATTTTGTGGCATTTGACTTGGCATACTTGTTTCAGTCTGCATTTAACTACCTCTTATCCCACGATCAACTTGGGCGAACTTATCGCACAGTGGGTAGTACCACATCGTGCCAGCTTTCCTGTCAGGCTTTATACTGCTCAGTCGTGTCACGATTCTAAATCTTCCAATGGGTTAGCGTCTATTGCTTCCGCTAAACCTTCTCTGTGTTGTAACAAGTAACCTTGTTCATCTATGTGCTGAATTAAACTACTGATCTCGTTGCCGAGTTGTTTATCATTAATAGAATCGCCAGTCATTATTATTTCTAGTACATTAACCTTCTTACTCATTAGTCTAACTCCATGGTGTCATGTGTGACGCTGTAGTTACGCACGTATTGACTGATAGCAAACCTATGTGAGCCATCAATATCTTCAAGTACGCTACGCACAACCTCTCTAGCTGATGGTGCATACCCATCCTCGTAGTGCATGAACTGATGGTCAATGAACTCTTGAGTTATATGGATAGTAACATCAAATTGTATTTCCATTATTCTAATCCTTCCTTGTAGTAAAGCTCTTCCTCACGTTGAGCGTGAAGAGCATCTGTTTCTCTTTGCAAAGCCTCATCAAAGGCTTCTTCTTGTTCGGGTGTAAACCCTAACAGTTTTATTTTCATATCTTTCCTTTCTTTATTTGTGACCAGTTAATTTGTAACCCATCAAGAGTTGGTAGACACGCTCAACTTCAATGGGGTCAACTCCACCTTCGTGTAGCATCTCTGCATGATGGCGTAATGCAGAACCGAGCACGCCATACTCATCTTCCGTGAGCTTCGCATTTACAAGCACTTTTAATTTTTGTGGTTTGTATTTTTGTGTTGCCACAATCTTTCCTTTCTTTTGTTATATTAAATAATACACGACCTGCAACAAATGTCAAATCATGTTACACATCGTTTGACCAGTTCGCTCCATTACAGAACGGACAAGTTGGATATCTGTCAGAGATTGCATCACCAATAAAAGCTCTGCAATCAAGACACTTCACGAAGAACTTGCTTAAGCCTTTAGACTTACGCTTCTTCGTTTTCTCTTGCGAGAAATCAAAGTCCATATTCCTTCCTTTCTTTGTTACCTTCTTGGTGTATAACCTTTATGACAGGGTATCACACGCTGTCAAGTCGGACTCTCATCATCCTCCATCTGTAACGCTCAGATGCAGTCATTCCATGTCTGAAACCCCAGAGTTGGAAAGGGTCTGGCTCATCTTCAGCAGACGTAGCAATACACTGTTCAATTACAGTGCATCCATCACAAACAGACCGGCACTTACGATGCTGGTCCGAATAGAATATCGTAGTCATGCCACGACAGCCAGCTTTCTCTCTCCAGTTATCCATTCTTTTACTATACACTAAAGAACCCCCTGCGTAGGAAAAGAAGGAAGGAAACCCACGCAGGAGGTCTAACAATTCTAGCCGTAAACTAGTTCATCAAACAACCCGTATTGGACAATAATATCTGCCCACTCTGCATCGTGCATACTTCCAAGTCGTTCGTAGTCGTCAGTTTTGTCTGCCTTATACAACTCAAAGCCTACTTCATCTACCATTGATTGTATCAAGGGATGAGAGTACGACTCCGGCTGGCTATCTTTGAAGTGTTTAATTAATCTAGTTATGCCTGTCATAATTATCCACCAGTCCAACGTAGATATAGACAACCTATCGTTAATCCCGTAGCCATCTGCATCATCAACTGTTACTTTCGCTGACCAGTCACGATCACTTTTGTAATTGTAATCAGTGACATCTGCCCAGTAGTTAATACCGCCTTCGCAAGCAGTAATGAACACATCTTTAGCGAACTCAGGGTACTTGTAGTCTTCCATAATCTTTCCTTTCTTATTGTTAATTAAAATGGTTCAGCATTGAACTCATGGAGCACATCTTCGTAGGCTTGAATGACAAGAGTGTCATCATCTACGACAGTTGTGCGAACCTTAAGACCACGTGCTTTCCCAGCTTGCTTCGCACCATTACGCATGGTGTTTACATTGCTTTGGAAATCATCAGGTCGTGTAAGTTTCCAGATGTTACCATCTAGCCACAAATTCCATTCATACTTTCGCTTGCGACCAGCGCCTACGAAAGCAAATTTTTCTAATTGTGTTGCCATAATTTATCTTTCCTTTCTGAAACACGTTGAGTGTTTCCCACTGTCCACCACCTAAGGGAGGTAAGTGTGATGGACAGGGAGCTACACTCTTCAGCTCTGGGAGATTCCCTGAATCGTCAGAGGTTGCTAGTTCTTTAGCTTTCCTTTCTTTATTGTTGGTAAACTCTATTGCTTTTATTGCTTTCTATATGGTCTACATGCGCTTGACTGAAGAACTCACTTAGCAAACTCATTGCATCATACAGATGCTCTTCTGCTTCATCAATCTTTGATTGACCTAACAGATCAATAGCGTCTTGTATGTTAAGTGACGCACACGCTATATCTAATTGCATCAGATTATTCATATCTTTCCTTTCTTTTTGATATCTAGTTGATATCCTAGAGCACACCTCACGATGTGCTCCGAGTTATCAACCAACTAACTCTGCTCTTTTCTTTTCCATCTGAGCATTAAACTCACGCTTAGTAGACGTAGTTGCATTAGTTGATAGACCAATACGGCGAACTAAATCTTCTTGATTTATTTCCCGTTCAATTTGGTTCTCAAACTTGAGTTCATCTTCATTGAATTGCAGATCATGGAACATGACATATCCGCCACACCCAGAATCTTTGAGTAACTCAATTCTACGCATCCATTCATCAATGTTATCATCACTGATATGGTTAAGCCCGACTGTCATCGTCATCCATACGCACTTCTGAGTGACGTTGTGCTCTATCCACGCATTAATACGGGACAGGTACAGCGCAAGCTCTTGCTCGTTGTCTTTGTCTGGCAACGGAGCAAGCTGTCCATCACCTAGTGATTCAAACTTAACTTCGTCAATGACAAAGCCCGATGAGTCTTTGACTTTGAACACGGGATATTCTGA